CTCCCCCCGCCCAAACCGTTGACATGCACCCCCCGCTTATGTTTCCCCGCGCCGACGTTACGCGGTCGCTATATGCCCGTTATGGCATAATTTATATCATAAGCGGCATGTATCTGCCCGTTCGGTGCATGTCTACCCCCGCAATAGCTTGTGCACCCCCGCAGCAGCTGTTGCACCCCCTAATCCCGAGTTTGGTTGTCGGCATTGGTACCCCATGTGCACATGGGCCATGTGCACATGGAACATGGTACATGTATATAAAGACAGTTAACATGTGAACATGTGAACACAGTAAGCATGTTACTCGCTCGATAGTAAACACAGAAACTACCCTGTGTTTACTATCTCGCGTGGCGCGAAAAGTGATTATGTAAAGCTATAACGGCAACGGCTCGGCTTCAGGCTCGCGGTCGGCGCTGCCAAACTAACGCATCGCCTGCTCGCCTTCCGCCGGGCGTGATTTTTCGGGGTGGGATTCAGCGCTGAAGGTCGGATATACCCGGCTTTTGCGCGAGGTTGGCCTGTAAACCACGAAAAGGGGGCGGGGGCCCCTAGATAGCCCCGGCCCCCCGTTTGGCCCGTATACGCCGTTTTAGCGCAAAGTAGCCACTAGTCCTCGTTCGAGGTGACTTCCGCCGGTTCCCCGTACTCGACGCGCTGAATGGCGGGCAAGCTGAGTGTGCTGGCGGCCGTATTCAGGCTGGCCGCCACCACCGACTCCTTCAGCGCCTGGACATTCCGCACCGGCGCGTCCTCTTCCAGCACCTTGACTTGCAAGGTCTGCTGGCCCTGATGCTCGACCACCTGCTTTTCCCCGTACTCGATGGGCGCGGCCTTCGCGGCCGCCCACTTCAAGGTGTCAATCAGCGTCCGGTCCTGCGCTGAGGTCGCGTTACTGGACTCCCGCGCCACCCGAATCGCCTCCTCCGCGAACGCCGCCCCCAATAACGGCCGCATCCGCCGATACTCCTCGTACACCGCCGGGTCCCGCGCTATCCACTGCCGGATGGTCCCCGCCCGCACCTTCACCTCCCGCGCCGTATCGGCCACCGTGCGGCCGTTGGCCATCCCCAGCAACACCTGCGCCACAATCTCCCGCCGCTCCTCCGGCGTATGCTCACTCTCTCTTGACATGTAACCTCGCGTTTTGGGTTCTCGCGCAATCTAACACGCCCCCGCGTCCCCCGCGAGTGGACATGTACCATGTGCGCTGGGTGGCTGAGGAGGTGGATACGTCTCCAGCGCCGCCATCGGGGGGCATACCCCCCCCACCCCCCCTGTGTCACTTCGACACACTTTCACGCTTTCACGCGCCAGCTTTCACGCTTTCACGTTATCGTGAAACCCTCTCACGTTATCGCTGACAGCAGCTTTCACGTTGTGACCTATGTCACATTGTGACCTACGTCACACATGTCGCAGAATGACACGCTGTCCTGTTTTGAGGACATGTCCGCAATAACGGACGCTGTGTGACCTGCGTCACACTTGGCGCAATGTGACAAAAGTCACAATGGAACACGCGCGTGGAGCGTGGCACTCGTGAGGGCAGAGTGCTACCCACTAACGCTCTCCCCGTACACATCCCGAACCATGCGCCATTTGCGCCAGATTGCCCCGTAGCACGTTATTGACTCTTGGGGCTATGTGGGTATAGCTCGCCCTCCGTTCCTCGATTCTGGGGCAATCGCCTATTCTCCCGAACGTTCCCCGTAGCTTGTGTAACAATGCGCGGGGGGTGCTTGCTCCCTCTTGACTTGGGGATGGGGAGGTGTATTCTTGACTCTGTAGGATGTAGTCAACACTCACACAGGGGGAGCAATGTTTAGTCAAGTGGCGCGCTCGCGGTTGGTCGGGAGCATCCTAGTGGAGCGCATGACGCCGACCGGCGCCTATATCCTAACGTGGCTCGGGGACGGGGAGCGATTCACGGCGACCTATATGGGGTATAGTCAACGGGACGCGCTCGCCCTCTTTCGGCGCGAACGTCGGGAGCGTCAAGCGCGATAGCACCACACCACGCACACCACACAAGGGGGAGACAATGCGCAGAGCGTTGACAAAGACAGAGCAGAAGCAACTAGAGAAGCTCGAAGCTATCACGGAGAGGACCGACATCGAGCAGAGGACGCTAGAGGGACTCAAGAGTCGGCGCGAGAAGTACGGGGTCACGCCCCCGAAGTCCCTTGCCCGACTCCTACGCATCCCCGCCGATTGGTAGGTTCACCCCCACCCCCGCCCCGCGCAGTCAGGCGGCGACCCTGTGCAAGTCAGGGGGCGGGACTCTGTAGGACCGCGCTAGACGGATTCTAGCACCATGAGACAGGGGGAAGGATGACAACGTTCAGCGATGCGGTTTCCGGTAATGCGGTGCGGGTTTTGTCCTACTTGCATGAAGTGTGTCTGGAAGATGCGAACGGAAAGGAGATTGACTTCGTGATGGTCGATCCGTACCGCAACGGGCGCGAGAAGGGCTATGCGGTATCGGTGCGGGGAGAAAAGGATAAGTGGCTAACGGCGGTGTTTTCGGAGCATCGCAGTAGCGACGATAGCGTAGTCTATCTGGGAGAGGGGCAAGACTGGGGGAAGGATTTCCAAATGAATACCTACATCCCAAGCGAGGAAGTCTATGCGAACGCAACCCACTTTCGATACGGGGAGGAATGGCAGGTCGCCCGATTTATCGCAGAGTATTTTCGGCGCGGGAAGGTGAGCAAGACACCGAAGGGGCAATACTACACCGCAGAAGTCTAGCCCACCCCACGGGGCGCGACTGGCGCGCATGGCGGGTTCGATTCCCGCCCCCCGTTATCGCAGGACCGCGCCGACCGGATGTCGGCACCATGAACGCAGGGGGGGGACAATGGACAAGTTTTCCGTAGCGCTTACGCTCGACGAAAGGGACGTTTTGGTGGAGGGCCTCAAGGCGCTCCGTGAAAAGCTCTGGAATGTGCGGGACAAGGAGACGCGCAACACCATTGACCTCCTGACGCTTCGCCTAGAGTTGATGGAGATGGAGGGGGTGGCCTAATGCTCATCACGACACAGAAAGCGATTTACGAGCTAGATAGGGCGGTTCTGGCCCTTATTAGGTACCCGCAGACACCTAGCAACGTGGCGCGATATGTCAAAGCGTTGGCGCGGGTGGCGGGATGCACACAGGAGGAGGTGCGGGTAGCTATCGGCATGCAGGGAAAGAAGGCCGAAGGGTCGGAGCAGTAAGACGGGCAGGGGGGTGCCCGTTCGATCGAACGGGCACCCCATCACACACCACACAGGGGAAGACCATGCAGACCGCTATCCGTGAGGAGTTCGCCTATCTCAACCGCCTCCGCAAGTCAGGGGTGGTCAATATGTGGGGCGCGGGGGAATATCTTGCCGACGAGTTCGGATACGAAAGCACCACGGCGCGAAAGATTGTCGCCGATTGGCGGGAATGGGTGGGCGAAGATGCGGCGAACCGCGACAGGGGGTGCTAATCATGCGCCCCTATCAATGGGAACCCGCCCCCAAGTACCGCCCCCCGACCTTGTGGGAGAATCTGAAGGAGACCGCGGGAATCTGGCTCCCCTTTCTGATTCTCGCCATAGCTGACGTTATCGGGGTGTAGGTCGCCCCTTGCGGATTCTTGACTAGGCAGGGATATTCTTGACACCACGCAGGACCACACCACACAAGGGGGACGCATGAGATGGCGCATTATCCACAATGGGTGGGACGGCATGACAGACCTGTCAGACGTTCGGGATGGGTTCCCTGCCTACTCCCCCGCCGAGCTTGTCGGGGCGCAATATGTCGGGGCCGACGATGTGCAGGGCGACGTCTGCTTGCGACTGACCGACGGGCGCACGGCATGGCTTGTCTCGACCGACCTAGAAGTTTCCCCAAACTAACCCACCCCACCACAGAGGAGCCCGACTATGCGCACCTATCAAGTCACCCTGATTTACACGACCACCGATGACCGCCCCGAGGCGGGGCCCGATTATTGGGACTGGCCCGAGCTACTCGACCTCGGCCCCGCCGAGCAGTTGAGCTACTTCGCGGAGCCGGTCACGCTTGACACCGAACACGCCCGACTGATTACCGAAGCCATCACCGCCGACTAACACACCACACAGAGGAGACCAAAGACCATGACCGCCCACGACTTGCTGACCTTTCTCCGCGACTTGGAGCGCCGAGGGCTCGACTTGGCGACCATCGAGGTCAACTTCCGCCACGACTTCGACAGCGATGTGACCGAAGTGGAGGGCGTATGTGAGGACTTGTATGACGCCGAGACTAGCTCGCGCCTCACCTCTATCGTCCTCTACGCCGAGGAGGACTGACCGATGGGCTACACGACCGAGCATGACACCCTCGACCTCCTCCGTGACTACCTGAACGGCGCGCTAGAGGCCGAGGCGTGGGAGGAGCTGCGCGACTTCGCCGAGGGCATCCTAGAGCAATACGCCGACCGCCACAACGCCCCCGACCTCGACGCACCCCACACCATCCCAGAGGACTTCGCCGTATGACCGCCCCGCGCTCCCTCACGCCCCGCGCCGAGGTTACGCCCGATGACCCGATGCCGATTTATAACGTCTGGGATGACTCCGTGACCATCCTCGATGCGTGGACGTACAACCGACCCGCCGCGCTTCGGTTGGCCCGATTCACGGCATGGAAACACGGCACCGAAGTCCATGTGACGGAATACGCCGAGCGCCTCGCGCCAGAGGGCTACATCGTCACCGACCCCCACTCGCACATCGAGGTTGCCACATTCACCCCACAGGAGGACAACGCATGACCGCCACATTCCACCCCGACACCGCAAGCCGTGAGCGCCTCGCGGAATGGCTCCTGAATGACGCCGAGCGCGTGGCTATCCGCGAGTGGGCCTATCTCTGGCTCACGCAAGGACTTGGGCTCCCCGACTTGCGCGAGATGGCGCGGGACGCCATGCCCGAGGAGGACACCCATGCCGCATAAATATGCACGCTTCCACATCACAAGCGCCGTCCTCGACTTGGACGCATGGACCACGGACGCGACCACGGCCGCGATTGTGTACCGCTTGGCCTACGCGCACGGACGGACAAGCGACCTGACGATAACGGGCCACACCGCCGACTGCTTCGACCTCATCCCCATTCAGTTTGTCAACACCCTAGCGACCGCCGAACGGCGGGAGGAGGCGACCGCATGAACACCGACACCGCGACCCGCCAAGAGATTATCCGCTACATCGTGGCGCAGACGAGCCAAGAGAACATCGAGGAGTGGGCCGAGCGATGGCTCCACAAGGCGTACCGCATGGACGCGCTCCGCGACATGGTGCGGGAGGTGCATGAGGTGGGCTACATCACGGAGCGTGACGATGACTAACTATCACCGCTATCGCATCACCTACACCGACCGCCGAGTCTGGCCCGAAGCGCCGTGGAACGTGGTCGTGGTGCAAGCCAGCACCGCGATGCTCGCCTCCCGAGTGCTGACCGACTGCGGCCTGTCGGTCCTCGACATCGTGACCCTCCCTGACCCTGACGCCCCCGACACCCCCACCGCCGAGGTGACGTATGCCGCCGAATGATACCACGCTCGAAAGCCCGTGGCAGATGCGCTACAAGCACGATGCGAGCGAGGTGTGGCAAATCTATAACCGCTTGCAAGGGTGCCGATGGGAGGCGAGTCTCAACACCCCCGAGGCGTTCGCCGACGAGTATATCCGCCTGTCCAAAGAACTGGCGGCGATGAGTGAGGCGATGTGGGCGGCGGCGATGGCGGCGTGGGCGGGGGACTTGTGGCCCGAGTAACCGACCCGACCGACCCAGACCGCAAGGGCTGGACCCCCATCCTGACGCTGTTAGAGCGTTATCTTCAGCATCTCCCGCTCTGGGCCGATGACCGCCGCCGCTTGCTGCTCTTGGCGTCCCATATTCAGGACACCCACCGCAACAACTGGCCGAACCACATCCCCCAGAAGGAGCGCGAGGAGGCCGACGCCGAATGACCTTGCAACGTAGCAGCGAGAGTTGGCAAGTGGCCCGTGCCCTCGTGGACCGCTTCGGGTTCGTCGAGGCCCACCGCTACGCCTTCGCCAGAGGGCATGAGCTGGCGAGCTTGGGGCCCGTGGGGACGCCCGAGGCACGGCTGGAGTGGCGACGGATTGCCACCCGCATCCGGTGGCTCTACGCCGAGGCCCATCCCCCCGCCCCGAAGCCCACCCTCCCACGCGAGAAGATGCGGCCCCTCGATGTGAGGCGCGAGCTATGGTAATCTGGCTCATGGCGCTGATGGGCGGGGCCGTAGGGCTCGCGCTCCTCGACTGGCTCCTCTACTGGCTGACGGAAGACCGATGACCCTCCTCCTCCTGACCTTCCCGCTGGGTTTGGTGCTGCTGGCGGGACTCTTGGAGTGGCTCATCTCACGCACCTCCCGATAACACAACAGCCCCTACCGAGGATTCGGCGGGGGCTGCTGCGTCAGAGGAGGAGAGTGCCGATTGCTCGGCACCTGGAACCTAGCTAGTGGAGCAGGGCGTTCGCAAGTGTCAAGAGCGCCTGAATCCCCAACACCACCCCGCCCACAAAGCACCAGGACACGATGAGAAACGTCAGGAAAATCCCCCACGCCTCGACCTGCATCCGGCGCCTACTCGGTGGGCGGTATGGCCTCTGGCTCATCGGGGAGTCTCCACGTTGAGGTGACGGGCCGCACGGGGGGCTTTGGCTTGTGGACGAACAGGGCCAGCTTGAGTTTCTGGCGCACCTTCCCCGCCCGCGACAGCGCGGCCCGTGCCACGTTCGCGGGGAGGGCGTGCTGGCTGGCGTCGGCGCTTCGCCCCCCTTGCAGTCGCGCCAACGGGTTCGACGGCGGCTGCGGACCCTCCGCGAACACCCCCTTCGCGTTGTAGTCGCTCGGCAGGCGGTCGTGGAAGCTCTCGGGGTCGTCCCATCGGGGGCTGGGCATCATCGCCAATATTGGGCGCGTCCTGGAATCCGTCAAGGACCCGAATGGTCACCACCGCCCCCGCCGTGGCCTTATCGCACGGCTCGACGAAGCGCCACAGCTCCCATCGGACCTGACTATCATCCCACCACACCGCCTCCCCCGCCGTGATGCCGTCCTTCGCGTTCTTGGACCAGTTGAGGTCCCGCCGCCGGCGGTCGGGCTCCCGCACCACGACTTCGAGCGCAAGCGGCCCCTCTTGGCGGGTCCACTTGGCCTTCTTGGCCGCCGCGAGCGACAGAGCGCCTATCAGTTGCTTGCTTTCACGATACTCTTTGGTCAGGATGAACTGCCCGTTGATGAACTTCCGGTTGTCCGAGCAGAGGCCCGACCACGGCACCTCGAAGGTCAATATCACCGCATCCGTCCTTGGCGGGTGAGCCGCCCGTGAATGGTCTCCGACTCCTCAATGGTGAGGTCGCGGGGTGTGAGGCGCAAGGTGGTATAATCCCACCGCACCGGAATATCCGCGACCGCGCCGTGCCGATTCTTGTCCACGATGAGCCAGGTGTTGGCAATCGTCCCCTGCCGCTCGAACCGCGAGTGGTCGAAGAGCAGCACCTGATGGCTGTCATTCTCGATGGCGCTCCCACCCATCAGCCCCTGCGCGGTCGGACGCTCGGCCCGATTGGCGCTGGTCTGGCGGTTGAACTGCGAGAGGCCGACCATCGTGACGTTGAGACTCTGCGTCAGGTCGCGGAGCTGGTGGGCCACCACCTCGATGCGGTCGTGGACGCTGCTGCTGTTCGCGGTCCATGCCAGCTGCAAGTAGTCCACCACGAAGTAGCGCGAGCCGTGCACCTCGTGGTAATACTTGATACAGGCCGCGACATCGGAGAGTTTGGACAGCGGGCGGCGATTCACCATCAGGTGCCCACCCGACATCTCCCGGATGCCGTCGAGCATCTTGCCCGCCCGCACGAACTCGTCCTTGCTGAAGAGCGCCCCCTGCTCCATGTGCGATACGGGGTACCCCGAGGCGATGGACAGGAAACGGGTCGCCAACTCCGAGCGGCCCATCTCCAGCGAGAGGAAGGTCGCTACCTCGCCGTGCTTGATGGCCTCGTAAGCTAAGTTAAGGGCCACCAACGACTTGCCCGTCCCCGTATTCGCGCCGATGGTGATGAACCAGCCCCGTGCCAAGCCGACCCCACCCCCACCGCCGTGGCAGAGCTGGTTCCAGCCGGGTATCATCGTCGGCACCGCATCGATAGGCGCGAGCTTCTCGTCGAGTAACTGCGTGATGGTGTCGCCCGTGATGCTGTCGAAGGCAATCGCTGGGCCCTCGGCTCCGATGGGCGTGGCCTTATCACACAGCGCCCGGAACGTGTCACCAAACCGTGCCGACGGGACGCGCTGGTGCAGGTCGCAGAGGTCCTTGACGGGGTCGCCGTCAATCGTCACCTCGCGGATGACCTTGGCGTTGGGCAGGTCCTTGGCGATGGCGCTGACCAGCGTGGCCCCACCCTCGTCCGGCTCCTGCCAGACAAACACCTGTTTATTGGCGAGCAGCGGGGCGTATTCCGAGCGCCATTGGCTGGCCCCAGGCAGCCCGACCACCGCCAGCCCGTGCTGCCACCCTGCGTGGCAGTCCGATTCGCCCTCTACGACCAAAATAGGCGCATCTACGGGGGCTTTGGCAAGGACATCCTGCCCGTAGAGCGGCGCGCCGGTGCCATCCTTGTCCCAGAACGTGCCGTTGCGAGTGCGGAGCTTGGTCCGCAGCACCTTGCCGTCGGCGTCCCGATACGGGATAGCGACCAGCGCGTCCCCGAACTTGCCCGTCCGCTCCTCGACCCCAGCCAAGCGTAGGGTCTCCAGCGACAGCCCCTTGCGCTCGGCGTACTCGATGAGACTCAGGCCCCGCGCCTTCTCCTCGGGCAGTTGGACCCCGAGTTCCGAGGCCAGCGAGTCGAAGTGTTCGGTGAACCCGCAGGCCGAGCAGCCCCATTGATGGTCACCCAGCCACGCCGAGGCGGTGCCGTCACGATGGCGAGGGCACCGGAACGCTATCGTCTTCCCCGTCTTCCGGCTCCCCGGCTTTTTGAGCAGGGCCTGCACCAGCACACCACGTCGGTCCATCGTATGCACGTGCGTCTTCTCCTCTGAAGATGCGATTCCAGTTAGTCGCCCACTCGGCTTCTGAGACCTGCGTGGGGCGTCGAACACTACCCTTCCCGTTCGTCATTCGCAACTCCAGATTCTGGACTGGCGCTTGATGGGGGGAATCCCGTTGTCCTGCGTGAAGCTCGTCTCCTCGACTAGCACCATGTCCTGCGGGACGCAGTCGAAGTGTCCCTCGCTCATCGCCACGACCCAATGGTGTTTGTGCTGGCCCGGCTCCAGCGAGTAGCCATCGGATACATGGTCGAGGTAGAACCACACCTCGCCCGTGCCCACGATATGCTTGTGGTCCTCGCTTAACACGCGGCACCGCAGGTCCTGCAAGTACCGGGGTTCGTGCGCTTCGATGTGCCACCCGTAGGCATCCCACCGCTGCGCCATCTCGGGGAAGACCCGATGCGTGGCGTCGGGATGGTGCCGCAGGGCGTGGAGCGGGAGGTCCACCACCATCGCGCCGGACTCCAGCAGGACGTGGCACCCGAACATGCGGCCCGGCGTGGCACTCATCCCCCACCAGACAGCGGGGACTGTGGCCGTATCGGAGCCCTTGCGGTGGACGGCGGACTCGATGACGTGGATGTAGCGATGACGGGGCAGGTCGATGTTATGCGCCATTGGGACCTCTGGGGGATTCAAGGAGAAGGGTGAGAACATCGGTTTCGTGGGCAATCTCTTCCTGCGTTCCGGCATCCATCGTGCGCCAGAGCTTCAGTACCTGCTGATAGATGGCCTGAAAGCGCGGGTCATCCTTCAGCATAACGCCTCGCGGTATCCCGGGCAATCTGCACCTGCGCCCAGTGCTCGGGGTAGAAGTGGCTGACGATGCGGTTCCCCAGATACTGCGAGGGGAGGGGAATCGCGGTCAGCTTGGCCTTCGCCGACACCCGCTCATGCAGCGTCTCGCTCGGCTCGACCAGCTCTTGCACATCGTCAATGGTCATAGCTCGCTCCTCGACAGGCGAATGGGTTGTGGGTCCCGATACCACGCCTCCTCGGGGATGGCGGGGATGGTCGGCGGCAGGTCGATGGAGATGACGCGCATCCCCATGCACACCCCGCAGACCACCATGTCGTTGTCATCCCCGACAATCTCGCCGCTCCCGTAGCAGTTGGGACACGGCACCTCTCGTGTGTGTTTCATACCGCCACCTCCTCTGGTTGGGTAAGTCCGGCTAATCGGTCAAACTCCAGCACATCCTGCCCCGACCGCTTCCACTCCTCACGGGTGCGGCCGTGTACCGTAAGTACATCGTACGCACGCCACGCCCCGTCGGCGAGCCAGCGGTTGAGCGTCTTCACATACTTGGCATCGGTCTGGTTCAGCTCGCAATGCACCGCATACCGCGCCGCCGCACGCCGAACCCGCTCGAACGGGACCCCCTCCCGGATTAGCGCGTTCAGCTCCTTCACGACCGGCGACCAGACAATCGGCTCGGGGCGCTCTGGGTAGGTCTCTTCCAGCGCCCGCAGCTCATCTTTCGTCGCGCCGGGTAGTTTGGGGGTCGTTCCCTGGGGTCGTTTGGGTGCAGCAGCTATTGCGGGGGTGGGGTGCACTAGCTGTTGCGGGGGTGCGGCGGGCTGCGGGGGTGAAGACTCGTCCCAAGAGTTAGGCATACCGGCGTAGCCAACCTCCGGCTGGAGCTGGACCTCGTATATGTTGGTCTTGCCAATGCGGATTGTCCTAGTGATGTAATGGCGCTTCTCCAGTTCAGCACAGGCCATCTGCACCGTGCGCTCGCTGACCCCTGCCTCCGAGGCCAGCGTCCGCACCGAGGTCCAGACCCCACCGCCCAGCTTGTTCGTGTGAATCCCGATGGCGCAGAGGACCCGGAGCTGGGTATGGGTCAGGTCGCGGTCCATGACCGCCCGCGCCGGGATGATGGAGAGGTTAGGCATTGGGCACCTCACCGGCACGCCAAACGCCTAGCATAGCCCCGGAGCCGTGGAACAGGTCGGTAATAGTATCCCCGCTTTTTACGTTTGCGCCAAGCAACTCCACAATCCAGAGCGCGAACCCCGGCGGCTTGGCCCCAGGGACCCCGCGCTTCATCGCAATCACCTCGGAGTGCCAATCTCGCACGGTCGGCTCCTTGCGGCTTCGCTTTGTGCGCCCTCCGCGCCAAACGACTGGCTCCCACGCATAGGCTGGATTGACTCCGGGACGAAAGACGGCGAATGGCTTGACCCACGATGCCCAGCGAATGTCTGCCGGAAGCATAGGGGCGATTTGCCGGATACTTGGCGTATGCAGGGACATTGCCCACCCATCTGGGTAGGTGTCCTGCAAAAACTCAATGAGGCGCTGATGGCGCGCTGGGGTGTCCCACTCCGGGAACTCGTACAACTTCTCGCCACACCCAAGATACGGGGGGTCGGCATAAGCAAAACGCATACCTGACATATCGCTCCTCCTCTGGGCGGTTAGGCGCGGTGCCGGCTGTGGCTGCCGGTGTTCCCGCCACGGGGGCGGCGGGGCACCCCCATGCGGGCCAGCAACGACTGCACGGCTTGGAAGGTCACGCCCAGTTCGGCGGCAATCTGGCGGATACTCTTGCCCTCGTCCTCGTACATCGCCCGGACGCGGTCGCGCTTTTGCAGGTTACTCAGTTTCGGCTGTATCATGGCTCTCGGTATCGTGATGGGTTTCGGCCCACTGCGTGCACCACGGGGCCACTTTGCAGTAATGCTGGCACCGCCCGAACATCCCGGCGCGGCGCTCGATGTATTGGTCTTCCGGCAACCGGCCCAGCGACTTCGTCGGGTCTTCGTCGTAGAGCCGGAGGGCCCGCTTGCGCCCGACCTGCATGAGCGCCCACTTGGCGGGGGTCGCCCACCGCTCCTCGTCCGTACAGAGGACCCGCTGGCCGGCTTGCGCCGTCTGGTGCGCCCGGACCTGCCGCACAACGTAGTCCTTGGTCTCCGACATCGGCCAGAGCTTGACGGGAATCATCTTGGCGTTGACCACGGGGTAGTCCCCGCCCCGACGGGCCGACGCCGCCGTCCAGTCGCGGAACATGGCACAGATATACGCCCGCTCCACCTCGACGTTATTCTGCAAGGCCAGCCAGCGCAGCACATTGACCTGCCGCTCCCACTCCTTGCTGCCCTGCGCCTTGTAGACGTTCGTGAACTTGTAGTCGATGAGCGTCTTGGACTGGGGGTGCAGCCAGTCGGCCTGCCCGGAAATCTTCCAGCCCTCGCACTCGGCGAAGAACCGGTGTTCGACCAGCGCGCCGGGAATCGCCGCCCGCTCCAAGATGACATGGATGGCCTGCCCCATCAGCGCCCAGAGCATCTCCGTCACGTCGGTTGCAATCTGGTCCTCGTACTTCGCCAGCAACACCCGGCGCTGTGGGGCGTCGATGAGCTTGGTGACGCTGATGTCGGCCCCGCCGTTGTCATACGGGTCCCGCTCGACCGCCCGGACTAAGGCGTCCGGGAGGCCGTGGAGGTTAGTAAGCGGCATACGCCTCCCGCTTGAGCTTGTCCTGCATCTCGCTCAAGTCGGCGTCGAGGACCAGGCACCACGTCTCCATCTTGGTGATGATGTCGCGCAATGCCCGGACCTCCGCCATCAACTCCTCGTACTGACTCTGCTCCTCTGCGGTCATGGGTCAGCGCCCCTTGAGGGTGATGAACAGCGTGGCGGCAGCGGCCTGAATGGCGCTCCCGTCCACTGGAATCTCCGCGTCCCCACACTTGCCGCCCAGCTGCTGGATAGCGGCCTCGACGCAGCGGCTATAGAGCGCCACGGCGTCCTCGTAGCTCATCGCACTCGGCGCGGCCGTTGAGGTGGTGCGTGTCACGCTTGGCGTGACAGCGCCGCCCTTGTTGATGTTCGTGAAGGTCTTCCCGTCCTTCTTGATTTGCTCGAAGGAGAGCGTCTCCCCGACCACGGACTCGGGGGTGAGGTTGAGGCGGGCCAACCCCTTCGCGCCGGACATCTCCGAGATGAAGACATCGACGCCCTCGGTGGAGCTGAACACCATCTGGGGACCGAACTTCCCCTCGGCGGACTTGACCGCCGCGATGGTCATGGTGATGGGCCCATCGGCGAGCTTGTGGAACGGCATAGCAGGTTCTCCTGAAAGAGAGTGATGTGCCAGTACGTTTACTGGGCACGGGTCTAATCTAGACTTGCCCATCGCACAAGTCAAGAGGCACCTTCTGGGCAACAAAAAGACCCCGCCGAAGCGGGGCCTGTAGGACAGTGTCGTACACCGGTGCTACTTGCGTTCCAGCGGGTCGAGTTTGAGGTGCGTGGCCATCGCCCGGACCACCGCCGTGGCCAGCGTGTCGCAGACCACCTCGATGTTCCGCTCCAGCTCGGCATCCGACTCCCCGTGCAGGAGGTTGGGGAGCCCGGCGTCGATAATCCAGCTATGCGCCCACTCGTGGACCAGGGTGTGCCAGCGGAGGGCCGGGGGCATCCCGCCAGCCAAGGCAATCGTGCGCTTGGCGGGGAGATAGAGGCCCCAGCAATCGTCGCCATCGGGTGCGGTCAAGGCCCCCCGGCGCTGGCTGACCTTGACGGGGCCAGCGAGGCCGGAGACCGCCTTCGGGATGGGCGGCCACCGCTTGGCCACGACTCAGAACCCGGCGATGAACCGGACGATACGGAGCGCCACCCCACCCAGCACGCCATAGAGGACGGCCTGCACGCCGAGCCCCGCCACCGAGGCGAGGAACGTCGTGAAGCTGGGGATGCTTGGCGCAGGGGGCGTGTGGTCGTGCATGTTCTGGCGGAGGTCGTCCAGAAACTTCTCGACCTTCTGCGCGTCAGGGGACTTCTTCTTGGGGGCCATGCTATCCTCGGATGGTCATGTGAAGGGCACCCACGGCCGCCGCGCCGTTGGCAATGTGGACTAATTCTACGGCGTAGTCGGCGCCATCGCCAGCGACGATGGCAAAGCCCTGCGTCCAGTCAGGGACGCTGGTATAGCCGGGGTTGAGGCGGCACATGCACCCAATCTCGTAGGCGCGGATGGTCTGCTCCCCTCGGGTCCCCACCGCCGGCACCCGCCGGTAGTGGCTCCCCATCCGGTGCGTGTGCCCGTGCATCACGGAGTTCACATACTTCTCGCTGTGCGCCTTGGCGGTATAGCCGCCCCACTTCCGCGCCATATCGCCGTGGGTAACCAAGAGGTCATCGTGCAGCACCAGCTCGGGGGCCATCGTGACCCGGCTCCACTCGGGGTGCCACCACTTGCCGTAGGGCATAACCTGCTTGGCCATCGGGTGGCCCATCAGCTCAGGGATGCGCTCCGAGAGGTAGCGCCACCAGCGGGACTCGGTGCCGTCGCCGGAGTGGTTGGCGTCAATCTCGACCAGCGTGGCGTCCTTCGGCATCACCTGTTCCAGCTCGTACAGGAACCGGGTGTAGGCCGTGGCTTCGTCGGCCAGCCCCCAGTTATGCCGCACGTCCTTGGGATAGCGGGACAGCGCCAAGAGGTCGGGGAGGTCGCCGTTCAAAATCACCCGCTCAGGCTTGAGGCGCCTCACCGTCTCCAAGAAGATGCTCACGGCCGCATCATCTTGCAGCGGGAAGTGGAAGTCGGAGGCCACGACGGTCAGCCCCGTCTCGGCGGTCTTCGTCGACCGCTTGGGGGGCGGAGCAATCGCCAGCGGACGGAAGGTATCCCACCAGTCCTCAATCTGGGTCAGCTTCTTCTCGGACGGCGTCGGGTCCTCCTTCGCCGCCTCGATGCGCCGGGCCTTGTAGACCGCCATCGCGTCCTGCCAGTCTGTGCGCCGGACCCGCTGGATATACATGCGGACGGCCTCAGCACTCCGGCCCGTGGCCTTGGCATGGCGCTGGAAGGCGTCCGCCCCGTAGGTCTGCACCAAGTCCAGGAGGGCGTCCACCTCGGCGTTCGTCCATTTGTCGCTCATCGGAACACCCCCGCCAAGACGCCTAAAATGACCCCTGCGGCCATCGCCTGGGTCCGGGTAGGGCAGGGGACCCCCAGCACCGTACAGGCCGCCTGAGGGGCATTGAGGGCCTTCTGTGAGGCATCCAGGGCCTCGCGGTAGGCGAGGATGGTGGCATCGGCCTCCCGGAGGGCGGTACTGGTCGCCTTTCGCTCTGCCGCTAGGGCGGCCTCGGCCGTGTCCAGCTGGGCCACCAGCTCGGCCTGCGCCACAATCAGGGTGTCTGTCTGGGCGGACAGGGTGGCGATGAGGGCTTGTAAGCTATCACGTTCGGTGTTCGCGGACGCCGAACGGGTGACTTGCTGGACCCGCCGGAGCCGGATGCCCATGTCAGAAACCGACCGCCGAATCTGACGCTGGGCCTGCTGGGCTACGATGGTCGTCCCGTCCCGCTGGGCCTTGGCGTCCAGCATCTCACGGAACAGACTATCGGCCCGTTCGCGTTCCCGGAGCAGGGCCGCCTCGTCCACGCCGGGGGTCCGGGGCAGCAAAAAAGCCGCTAGTGCAATCGTTGCACCAGCGGCAATGAGGGTCCAGCGGTCAGACGAAGCAGGCATAGTCCTCCACTCTGAAGTTGGGGGCGCGGTACGGGTCCGTCTTGCGAGCCGGCGCAACATCTCGGTGACCTACCACCGCCTCGATGTCGTACCGCTGGGCCCAATACTGCACCACGGCCTGCGCGATGTCAAGCTGCGCGGCCGTCAGCTTCTCCTGACCATCGTGCCGACAAGCGAAGGCCAATCCCAGACTGATGCTATTCACATCGGTCACGCCGTTCCACAGCGCCTTCCCCGCGTGCCACGCCCGCCGCTCGTCGGGCACCAAGCGCGAGACCCAGCCATCCCGGTGGATGAGCGCGTGATAACTGACCTTGCTCTCCGGCCGGGCACACCAGTCCAGCGTCGCCGACTCGGACGGGCTGGCATCGCAGTGCAGGACGATGAGCCGAATCTTTCCGCGCCGGGCGTTGTGGTTGGGGGAGAGGACCCAGTCAGTCTTCGTCACGGTCCATGCCGGGATAGGGCGGCTGGAGCGATTCCATCCCTTTATGTAATGCTGGGGCCAGCAAGCGGGCCCGGTCAATGGGCACCTTGATGACCGCGAGAATCAGCACCGAGATGAGATTATTCGTGATAGCAAGCAAGAAGGCTTGCCCACCCGCCAGCATCCCGGCCACGGTCAGCCCCGCGCCGAGGCAGAGATGGATGCACAAGAGGACCCAGAGCAGGTCCAGGTCCCCGTCCTTGGTGCGGGTCAGCGTACCCTTACGCATGGTCCCGCTCGATGCGCCCCTCGATGCGGGCGATGCGGTCGGAGGCGTCACGGATGAGGTCGTAGATGTGCCCGACATCCCGGCGCATCTGATGCACGTCCCGCTCCATCGTCTGCACCGTCCCCCGCAGAATCCCATAGCTAATCGCGCCGCCGACGACGGCAGAGATAATCGGCACCAACATCGAAATCGTAGGCGTGGTCGGTGAGGCCGCTTGCATCAGCCCGGCCCCGGTGCCGGTGACGATTGCGACGAGGAAAGAGGCGGTGTGGTCGGTCATGGCACTAGAATCCTGACCGCTGCTGGTTAGACGCTCGCGCGATGCTGCCGGCGATGTCTCTTCCTACCGCGCCAGCCGACATGAGACCAATGGTGCGCGCACGACGCTGCACATCCCGCTCACGCGACAGCGCGTCGATGATGTCCTGAATCTGCGCCGGGCGAGACAAGAGTGCCTCGGCAGCCTGCTCACGACGCCCAGCCCTGATAGGCGCCTGCGCGCGGCGCGCGATTTCGCGTCCGGCGGCGAACTTGAGGCGACTGAGACCGCCAATACCAAGCGCCGACGTGATGTCCATATCGCCAAGCTCCATCGCATCAGCCAGCTTCTCAGCCGTCTGCGAACCGCCAGTAATCTTCTGTGCGGCCCCACGCAAGCCGGCCTCGGAGCGGAAGGCATCGACGATGCGCCCGCCCTCTTCCGGCCCAAAGACAGCCGTGATGCGCTTGGCAAAGGCTGGCGTCTGAACCTCCTTCGGCCCAATGCCACCAGCCTCGATGCGCTGACGCAGCTGGTCGATATATCCGCGCTGGAACTCCTCAAGGTTGGTGCCGCTGTATTCCCGCACGGTCTTGGCCAGCATTTCTGGCGTCAAGCTCGTCCCAGCCTTCTTGCCCGCCTCGACGCCCTCCATCAGCGCATCGCGGATGGCAAACTCGCCAGCCCATTCGGCACGCGCCTCGGCGTAGGTGTCCGGGAACGCATCATCCACCGCATCGACGAAGTTCCTGCGGATGTCTTTCAGGCGGCTGGCCTCTCCGGGCGTGATGCCACCCTGTCCAGGCGTCACATTGCCATACTTGCCCTCGTAAATCAGCTCATCCATCGCCTTCTTGATGTCATCCAACGTCTTGGGCGGGTACTTTGCCGCGCGAGCCGCCTGCATCACCGGACGCCCCATCGCATCCACGATGCGACCTGCCACCTCCGCCTGCGCCGGCTCCATAAACTCTCGGCCTTCGTTCGCCGCGTTCAGTCGGGCTCGCTCCATAGCCTTCTGCACAATGGGACGGTTCATCACCTTGTCCACATACGGCACCTCCTTCGGCTTCATCCGCTCAAACGCCTCATAGAATGGCTTTGAGAGCGCCTTCCCGCGCTGAATCGACTCTTCAGTTGCCTGCACGATGTTCTCTGGCACGCGGCTGCCATACATCTGGCGCAGAAGGCGGTCAGGCGAGGTCGCCATACGCTCCGCCATCTCTGACTCCACCCGCGCCCCAGCGGCCCCACCCGCCGACCGGATGGCGCGCAGGGTCCGAATCGCGGGTTCGCCGATGATGTCCGCCACGGCCGCCCCCTCGGGCGCAGTTGCGGCGCGCTGGGCAAGCTCTGCCGCCGATAGGTTCGCTTTCTCCATTGCTTGCGCCACCGCCGACGTGCCAGCAGGGACGAACCGAAGCCCGCGCTGGGCGACCTGAGCACCCAAGCGCCCCACACCACCAGCTGCCCCTCCGAGGACGCCACCAGCCGCCCCACCAGCAATCGCACCAAGCGCACGCTCCCTCACCCCGCCTTCAGTCGTACCAGCGCCAGCCAGCGCGCCCTGCGCCGCCCCCTGCCCAGCCGCCGTCCGCAACGCACGCCCAACCTTCCCAGTCGCCTGCAATGCGCGCAAGCCAGCTACTCCAGGCACCGCGACGCCACCAGCGAACTCTGCGGCCATTGCCCTCTTGGGGTATGCCTCGCGGAACGCCCCCATCTCCCCGCGAATCCGCGACACCTCTTCCTGATAGGTGCGCTCCGGCGATAGCGAGCGTACGAGGGCCTCTGCCTCTTCGCCAAGACCGAACGTGGCCCCCTGCACAGCGGCACGAGCCGTCCCAACCGCTTGCTGCCTTCCCGTCATTGATGGTGCTGGCTGTGCTGGTGCTTCTGGGATACGAGGCGCGCGCGACTCTGCCTGCTGCGCCATTGCCACGTCACGCACGTCCGCGTCGTAATCACGCCGAATTGCGCTACGGTCATCTGGACTTTTTGCACTAGCCATCGCCTGCTTGAAAAGGTCGGCCAGTTCGGCATATTCTTTTGCGTAATCGCGCGGCATTACTGATTCCTCCCGCTCGCACGCGCCCGAAGACGCCCACCAACTGCCTGCGTTGGTGTGGCCGTTTCTGCCTCAAACAGTCCCTCAAACGGATTGTCAATCACCATCTCAGGGTCGATGCCATACTTGTTGGCGATGTTGGTATAACGACGAACTTGTCGCTGGAGAGAGATGTCCGACTGCTTGGCAATCTCCGTGGACCGGTCAACAAACTGCTTGCGCTGCACATCGTTCAGGCGCTCGCCTTTCAAGACATTGTTATAGAGATTCCGAATCCGCTCTGGCACCCCAGTAGCGTTCTGCGCGTTGGCGAACTCACGTTCCCGCACCACGGAGGTCGGGTCGAGTACGCGCATATACGCGAAGATGAGCGACAGGTCGCCCGCCGCATCAGGGTTCTGTGAGGCTGCACGCACAATGCGCGTCTGGTCGGCAATCGTCTCTGCACGCTTGACGGACGGCTCGGCACGCCAATCATCCCGCAGGCCACCAGCCACCCGCACCGATGCCTCAGGGATTCCGCCAACAGTCTTCTCTTCCTTCGGCTTCACTTGGTCGAGCGCCTGCGAAAGCGTCATCGCGCCAGACTGCACTGCCTGACGAAGCTGTGGTGTTAACTGAGTGAACCCGCCGAGAGTATCTGCCAGCGCCTGCTGCCCAGGACGCGCGGCCGCCAACCTGGCCTCGTTTTCTGCCTCAGCCGTTTCACGCGCCGTCTGAATGGCCTGCGAGCGCAGGATGTCTGCGCGGCGCTGACCGGTAGCCACGTTGAACGTCTGGTCGCCGATGCGGAACGGGACGGTGCCAGACGGCTGAGCCTCTTCCCGCTCCAGCGCCTGCATGGCCGTCCCAAAGTCGACTCGGCCAGGAAGCGGGATAGAGCTGGGCGGCGCACCAGCCGCCAGCTTCGGCGGCGTGGTCGGCACTGGCGCGCGCGTCGCCAGCGGCCCGGGCGTGACGAGTGGCTCACGCGAGAGCGTCAGCATATCCATCAGGTCCTGCCGCTCCAGCGCCTTTTTCTCAAGCGCCTGCTTACGCTCGCGCTCCCGCTGGGCGATAACGCCTTGCCCGAATCCACCGGCCCCAGCCAAGGCGGCCTGAAGCGCGGTCATCAATCCCCGTCGTGCCATGAGTTAGCCCCTATGGTTATCTTGTTCCGGTACCGCGACCACCGGTACCAGTTCCAGTGCCCGTGCCGCCACTCGGCGTGCCACTCGTCGCGCCACGCTTCCTTTCGGTCTCGCGGTCGCGGCGCTCATCGGTGTTGTCCTCGCCGCCCGGCGGGTTGTAAATCCCCAGCGTCGCGTAGAGCTGCTGGAGGAAGTTGGCCGGAATCCCCTTCTCTGAGCCAGCCAGTGCCCCAGCCAGCTGCACCAAGAGGTTCTGCCGAGCCGTCTGCGCCGGAAGGGTCGTGACGACCTGCCCGTCCCGTGTAACCGTCCCCGTTAGCTCGCCCATTCCAAGCGTCTCACGGAGCTGGCGGTCCAACCGCGCCTGCTCTTCCTGCTGCATCTGCGCCCGTCGCGCCTCGGTGGACACCGGCACCCGATTACCCTGCGCGTCCTGGGTGAACTCCTGCACAATCTTGCCGTTCTTGTCCACCGTGTACATGACACCGGTGAGCTGCGACTGCCGAGCCGCCTGGTCGGCCAGCTGCGCTGCGCGCTGCTGCCCAAGCTGCTGGGCGGCCAGCGTATCCACATCCACGCCGTTAATGCGAATCTTGCCCGTCAGTTCCGCTTCCTGCATCCGGCGCTGCTGTTCCAGCTGCTGTGCTTCAACCGTCTGTCCGAAAATCGGACGCTCGCCAATCGGCACGCCAGCATCGTTATAGACAATCTCCGTCCCAATCTGTACTCGGCCAGATGCCTGTCGTTCTGCTGATGCCAACCGCTCACGGTCTACCGCAATACCCTGCGTCCGCAAACGGTCCTCTACCGCCAGCTGGTCACGCTGGAAGGCATCGCGTGCCTCGCGGTCTGCCACGCGCTCGTCAAGCTCATCACCGCGCAGCGCCGCCTCTTGCTTCAGCGCATCCTTGCGGTACTCAATCTCTGCCTCGTCGCGTGCCTTAGTAAGTCCAATCGTCTGGCCAGACCGTTCGTAGTCCTTCTCAATCTGGTCGGCGCGCAGGTCAAGTTCGCGCGTTGAGACGCCCAACTGCTGAAGCCGTGCGTCTTGCTGTTCCTTGAGCGTGCGGACGAACCGCTGCTCCTCGACATTGAGCGTGGACTCAAACTGCTGCTGCCTCTGCCCCAGCTCCTTGAGCTGGATGGCCTGTTGCGCTTCCTGCAAGCGGCCTTCCTGCGCCAGCCGGTTCTCGGCGATTTGCTGCTCGTTCCGGCCCAGCTCCCCGCGCAACGCCAGCTCCTCGCGGTTGAACCCGAGCTGCTGCCCGAACTGCTCCTGCTGGGCGGCCAGTCGAGCCTCTTCAATCGTGAGGCTCCGGCCCTGCAACTGCGCCTCCTGCTGGAGCTGCTGCGCCCGGAGACCCAGTTCACGCTCCTGAATCCCCAACCCACCCAATCCGAGCTGGCGCTGCAAGTCCTGCTGAATATTGAACTGGCGCTGCTGTTCAGCTTGCTGGCGAGCGGAGAGTGTCTGCTGCTCGCCCAAGCTACCAGTCAGTTCGGCCGCCTGAAGCTCCTGCTGACGCTCCCCTCGGATTATCTCGCCCAGCCCAAGGGCCTCGCGGAGACCACGCTCCATCGCCGATTCCTGCCCAGCCTGCTGGGCCTGCGCGGCGGCGAGGGCCTGCCCACTCTCAAACTCGCGCTGCTGCTGGCCGAACTGGGCCCCCTGCAAGCCCTGCTGGAACTCCGCCGCCTGCGCCACGCGATTGGCCTCGAACTGCGCCAAGTCCTGCGACCCGGCCAGCTCGGCGAAGCCCTGCGCGGCCTGCAATGCGGCCAGCCGGTCAGCGGCCTGCGTCTGGGCGGCCTGCTGGAGGAGCTGGGCATCCAAGCCCGCCAGTGCCCGTGCCTGCTGGCCAGCCAAGTCGCCCATGCGCCCACCGCCGATGGACGAGGCGGAGAGGCCACGGCGAGCCAGCTCTTCGTTCAGGCGCTGCTGCTCGGCCCCGTACTCGGCCTGCAAGTTAGCGGCCTGTGCGCCACGAATCTGCTGGAAGGCCTGCGTATCGAAACGGGTCGGCTGCGCCAGCTGCTGCTGCAACGCCCCGAGCATCCCCGTGCGGGCCTGCTGCGCCTGCTGGGAGCCCTCAAAGCGGGCGAAGGGCTGGCCCTGGGGGGCCTGCGGCGCGGGGCGGGCCATGCCCTGCTTCTGGAGCTGGGCGAAGGTCTGGGTGGGCTGGAGGCGCTGTTGCTTCTGCTGCTCCGTCTCATCCTCTGGGGCAGCCTGTTGTCCGAACAGCGTGCCGATGCCCGCCCGACTACCCTGCTTGCCAGCGCCGGTGGTCCCGAACAGGGTAGAATAGCTAGTGGTGGCCATGACTTACCCTCGGCGTGACTGACCGTACTGCTGCACTTCAGCCTGGAACATCGGCATGAGCAGCTCGGCCAAGCGATTCCGCCGCTCCTGCTCCAGCCGCAGCTGCTCCTCTTCCAGCGCCGTCCGCCGCGAGGCAGCCAGCGACTCGGAAATCGCCGACGCGCCGACCGCCAGCGGCTCCACATTCTCCTTGGCAAACCGGCCAGCGGCCATCGCGCCACGGCCAACAGCCCTCGCGCCACCCTTGAGCATGTCGCCAAAGGCGGTGGACTTGGCGGCCTCACCAGCGACTTGCGTGGCGGCAGTTGGAGCAGCCGCAGGTCCGCCAATCGTCACGAATCCGCCACGCGACGGGTCGAATACGCGCTGGGCCACCGTGGAGGAGGCTTGCTGGGCAGCGCCAGCAGCACCGGTCGGCATAAACATGCCCTTCAGCGCCCCAGCGCCCTTCAGCGCCCCGCCAATCAGCGCCGCGTCCCCGGCCACGCCGAGAAGCTGGCCCACGCCGGTCTTCTGCATCCAGTCCATCGTGCGCTTGCGGGCCTTCTCGCCCTTCAGCCGACCGGCCGTCCAACCGGCAATCTTACTCGTGAAGCTGGCCATACTGTCCTCTTAGGGGGTGTCAGGGGTGGGGGCGTCCGGGACAATCGCCGGGCCGCTGTAGGGAACAAACTCGGCGCGGAAGGCGTCAAAGCGATACGCGCTGGTGTCATGCTTATCCGTCTCGAAGGCAATCTTGGCCAGCCGCTCCTGCTCCGCCTGCACCGCGTTGACGAACTGCTGGCAGAGAATCTGGACGGCGAGCGAGGCGGGGGTGTTCGAGGGGGTATTCTGGGACTCCGACATCGTGAGGCTCCTAGCGCGTCTTGCGCTTCATAGCGACCTTGCGCGAGGCCCGCTCGGGCATCTTGCCATAGGCCGACTTGGGGGTAGCCTCAATATACTCTTTAGCGACCTTCTTGGGGATACCGGTCTGGCCCTTCCCCGAGGCGGCGGCGTACATCGCCCGCTGCTGCGCTTTGCTCTTAATCGGCATAGGGTCTCCTTACTTCACGATGGTCGGCTTCCCGCCGACGCCTTGGGGTTGACTGCGCTTACGGCGAACGGCCAGCCGCCGCTTCTCTGGCGACATCCGGGCCGCCTCCGCCTTGGGCCGACACTTGGGGTAGCCCTTGGACGACGTATCCGCCTTGTCCCGGCCACAGGGCGGGTGCTTGCCATCCTTCCCCTTGCGGGAGATGTCCACCCACTCCTCGCCGAACCACTTGCCCAAGCCGCCCTTAGCCATTGTCCGACACCTTGTTGTTGGCCCCCCGCCACCCGCCGCCCATCGCCTTGTACCGCTTGGCGGCGTAGGCGTTGGCGTAGGCCGACGGATACACCTTGAACTTGGCCTTGGCCTCGGCCTTGGCCGCCGCCCACTTCTCCGGGCTGGTCGGGGCCGGACGCTTCAGGGCCACCTTGCGCTTTGGCATTACGCCTCAGGCTCCACCACCGGTTCCTCAACCACTGGCTCAGGCGCAGACGCTTCCACGACAGGCTCCGGCACAGGCACATCCTTCCACGCTTCCTGTGCCAGCGTCAGGTAGTACGGCTCGTCGCCCAACACCGCATCCGTCTGCGGGTCGTGCGGGGCCAGCACACAGCGCCAGTAGGTCTGGCTGATGACTTCGCCGTCCTTCAGCACCTCGGTGGTCTTGCGGACCCCGATGCTCTTGGACGGAAGAATGTTGAACTCGCTGATGAAGACCTTCTCAATAAACTTAGGCATTGGATGTCCTTAGACGTGGTAGGTGAAGGAATAGCGAATAGTGCCAGCACCTGCGTAAAAATCAGCAGCCGTTGACGTGGCGACGACGCCCGTTGATTGGGTCTGCGTCTGTAGAATTGGTGCCGTCGAGTTGTTCACGAGTAGGATGTAATAGACCTTGCCCGCTACGCCGAAATCGTCCACCGACAACGAACCCGGCACTTGATAGGTTGACCGGTTGATGGAGGCAAAGGGCAATCCGCCCATCACCACATCGCCTGACGCGGTGCCTTTCGTCACGGCGATACGGCCCATCACGGTAACCACATTGCCAATTTTCGTGTACACGCCTACGGCTGAAGCTGTCGAGACGGTACCCGGCGTGGTAAACGTCGCGGTCGGCGTAAACTCGCCTTCCTCGTAATCGTCCAGCGTGTTGGCGTCCGAGGAGGCCGACTGCGTGGCGGGAAAGGTGATGCCGTTTGAGACCTGAATGACACCGCCCGACGCATTCTCGGTCGTCGTGCCAACCAGCAACCGCCCCCCGCTCGTGATGCGTGCGCGTTCGGCAATGCCAACACCGTTCTTGAACGTTGCAAACTGCAGATAACCGTCTCTGTTGTTTGCCGTGCCGTTTTCTTTTCTTCCTGAGAGTTTTGCAAACTGAATTGTCGTGTCAGCAAGCCCCCCCAGCGCCAAACTGCCGCCAAAATCTACGGTTTGAGAATCCGTTGTGTATACGCCAATATTGCCACTATTTGCTACTGTAGCATTTAGTGCGTGGACATCTAGCCTTCCCGCCGGACTCGTCGTCCCCACCCCCAAGTTCCCACTCGCGTTCAGCGTCATCTTGGCGTCGCCGAACGAAATGGCGTTCCCGGCGGTGCCAGAGGCGGCGGTGAGCCACGAGTGTGCGCCAGAGATTTGACGATACGCCGACGCGGCGGCAGACGTTACATATACAAAGTTGGCGCTTGCGTCCAAGAACGCATTTTGTGTCAGGTTGACCTGCGATGTTTGGAAACCCGACAACGCGCCACCTGAAAACTGAAACGCCTTCGCATCAGACGACCACGCACTCGGCGTCACCCCGAGGCCGAGGTTGCCGGAAGCGTCGAGGCTTACACGGCTCGCGCTGGCAACGAGGTCGTAAATCTCAAAGATACGGGTGGTGTCGTTTGTTGAGACCGCGTTACCAATGGCCCACATATCGGCGTTCGCATTGACGCCGAAGAAACGCATCGCGGTATTGTTGGTCGAAGCCGAACTGCCACGAATCCGCAGAGCCGTTGCCGATGTGCCAACTACATCCAACGCATAAGCCGGACTCGCCGTCCCGATGCCCACGCGGTTGTTCGTGCTATCGACCTTGAGCGTCGAGGTATCCACCGTCAGGTCGCCGCTGACCGTCAGCGAGGACAGGGTGCCGACCGAGGTAAGGCTGGAGCTGACCACGTTCGCGGCCAGCGTCGTCCCGGTCAGCGTCCCCGCTGGGGCTGTGCCGGAGATGTTCCCCGTCAGGTTCGCGGTGATGGTCCCCGCCGAGAAGTTCCCCGAGCTGTCCCGCGCCACAATCGCGCTGTTCGTGTTGGCGCTGGTGGCCGTGGTAGCCGAGTTGGCGACCTTACCCGCCGTGGAGATGGTGGCAAGGTTGCTATCCGCCAGCGCCGAGCTGAGGGTCAAGGCCCCCGTGCTGTCGGCGATGGTGATGCTGGCCGTGCCGTCCTTAGCCTTGACGTTCGTGACCTCCACGCTGGTCGCGTCCACCGTGGTGGCGTTGACCGTGGTGATGTTCCCGGTCGTCGCGGCCACGGTCGTGAACGTGCCAGCGGCGGCGCTAGAGCCACCGATGGTGGTCCCGTCGATGGTGCCGCCGTTGATGTCGGTCGTGGTCAGCACCGAGGACGCAATGGTCATCACGCCCGTGCTGTTCGCAATCGTGGCGCTGGTGGTGCCGTCGTTGGCCGAGACCGTCCCCGTCTCGATGTCGGTCGCGTTGACCACATCGTCCTTGAGGAGGACGGAGTCGATGGTGACACCAGACCCCGAGGTCGTCTCGTCAATCGTGTTGGTGGTAATCTTCTGGCCAGCCGTCACGATGATGTTATTGGCACCCGTCGTGTTCCCGTTGGCCAGCACCTCGGCCAGCGTGTCCACCGTGGCGACCTTGGCATCCACATACGCCTTGATGCTCTGCTGGGTCGCCAGCGCCGTCGCACTGTCAGAGGCCATATTGTCCTCGTCCAGAATGTTCGTGACCGTCGTGGCCCCGGTCCCCTTGAGGCTGGCGAAGGTGACGAGGCCCGTCGAGGTCACCGCCCCCGCCGTAATCGTCCCGGCGCTGAAGTTGCCCGAGGCGTCGCGGAGGACGACTGTGCTGGCCTGATTGTTCGACCGCTCCACGATGCGCGGGGAGGAGAACTCGACGTAGAGGACGCCGTTGTTGGCGTTAGAGCGGAGGACGAAGGCGACGGCCTGGTAGTTGCCCGAGGTCGGCTTGGTCGCCGTGAATCCGCCCGAGGTGTTCGGGTAGAGGATGTCGCCAATCGAAAAGGCATTGGTCGCCACATCCAAGATGAGGCCCGTGTTCGTGATGTACCCGGTCGCGCCATTGGCGATGGTCGTCGAGTTGACGATGCCGAACGCCGTATCCGAGGCGCTGGCGACCTTGGCCACAATCGGGGCCCCCGTGCCGTTGTTGTACCCGGTGACCTTGACCACGTCGCCCTTGACCAGCGCCTCGCCCGCGATGACGAACACGTCGATGTTCCCGGCGGCGACCTCATGCCACGTCGTCCCGTCGTCATACCAGAGCTTGTAGACGCCCGTGTCGGCGGTAATCCACTTGCGGCCTGCCGTCCCGGCGACTGGCCGTGAGGCCAGGGTCGAGGACTGGACGTGGATGCCCGTGTCGGCGTCGTGCGCGACGTAGGCGGTGCGGATGGTGTTATCGTTGCCCCGGACGACGTTGGCGTCGAGCGGGCCACCGTTCACCGGGGTGGCGAAGGCAGAAACGGAATGTGAGCCAACCGTGGTAGCCATTAGCGGCGTCCTAGCGCAAAGGTTTCAACTTGTACCCGACTGAAGACCGGCAGCGCCGCCCCTGAGTCGGTGATGGTCATATCGACGTAGTAGCCCGTCCCACCCATCGGGATGCGGTAGTTGCGGCTCCCCGAGCCACCCCAAATCCCCGTATCCCAGTTCTCCAAAATCGACCAAATCCCCGCCGAGCTGGGGGGCAGCTGGTAGCTCCCCGCCGATTCGTCGGTGCTCCACGTCACCGAAGAGTTCTTGGACCCCTTGAGCTGGGCCGTGACATACCCCCAGCGCAGCGCCTTGGACAGCGCATCGTCCCCGCAGTAGAAGCGGTGCATCTGCGCCACCATCGTGTAGGGCGTCCCGCCCGTCCCCGCCGCCGAGGCGTTATCGGTGTAGATGAGCGGGGCATCGCAGAGCGAGACCCAGCCATCGTTATCCCCGCGCATCACCACCGGCAGCCCGTCGTCGTCGATGACCTCGAAGAAAGCCGTCGTGTCGGGGGAGATATAGGCGTTATCCCACGGTCCCGACCACGCATTGAGGACCAAGTGGTACTGGTAGCACCCGATGCCGGGAATCGAAATCCACAGCTCCTTGGTCGCCCGATTGACGATGCAGCGGATGTTGTCAAACTCCGCCGAGGAGAGCGAACGGATGAGCGGGAGGAGCGGGTCCGGCTGCTGTGGCGTCCCGACCGGCGCGACCTCCATCTCGTTACAGCGATACAGCCCGCGCTCGGAGATGAAATAGGCGATGTTGTTCGAGGCGACGATGGACTTGTTGGCAATCGTCCCCACGTCGGCCGTTAACGCCGCCGGCTGGACGGTGATGTCGTCCTGCCCAAACCCCGTGAGCCGGGAAATACCGCGCCGGTGGAAGATGAGCAGGCTGGTGTTAATCGAGGCCAGCCCGACAATCGCCTCATCGCCGAAGGTGCGGACGATAATCTGCCCGCCACCCAGCGCCCCGTTGCCCAGCGTGTCGCCCTTGTTGATGTCCGAATAGAAGATGCTGTCTGGGAACGAGCTGTTGCCCGTCCCCCACAGCCGCTCGTTGTGGACCTGAATCGTATCGACCGCGACGGTGCCGGTGATGTTCGTGTTCAGCGCCGACCCGGTCCACTCGTTGAGCAGGCCGCCGTCGGCGATGAAGACCACGTCGTTCCCGGCCGTGTTGCGGAACTGGGCAAAGGTCGGGGCCACGGTCGTGGACAGCGCCCCGGTCTGCCCCGTCCACGTCACCGGGAACGCCCCGTAGGTCGTGGTGTAGAGCGTCCCGTTGGCCACAGCCAGAATCTGCTCGGTCCCGCTGTCCTTGCTCCAGTTGTACCCGTTGAGCACAGGGTGCGCGGACAGGACGGCGCTGGAGATGCGCTGCGTCCCGCCCCGCTTCGTGATGGCCCCATAGTCCGTGAGCCGCGCGTTCGCGGTCTGCCGGAGCTGGTTCGGGGCCAGCGCGATGTCGTCGGAGATGGCGTTGAGGCCCCCTTCCATCGTGGGCTGGCCATCGACTACCTTCTCGCGCGCCATCAGCCGCCCGCCCAGTCGTACTTCTGGTCAGGGTAGGCGAGCATCGTCGGGTTAATCGTGCGCCGCCGGATGTCATCCAGCATCCCCGCGCGAATCTCCGCCGCCTCCCGCTTCAAGACCTGCGCGGCATTGGACTCGGCCCCGCCCTTGTTGAGGAGCCGAGCCCCCGCCTCGTTCGCCAAGACCCACTCCCCGCCCAGCGGGAAGGTGATGGTCGAGGCATCCGTCGCCAGGTCACTCAAGCTGGTCGGCTTGTAGTTGACCGCGACATAGAGCGTCGTGCCAGAGGCCACCGGCAGGATTTGCGCCTGCTCCCCGACGATGTAGTACAGCCGGGGGTAGGTCGGCAGGTAGTTCGTGGTGGTCGCCAGCGGCACATCTTGGAACCGGGTTTGGCCATACAGCACATTCCCGTCCGAGACGGACAGGATACGGTACATGTTCTGCTGGCTGTCCCCGCCCCCACTATTCAGGTCGGTGAACGCCACCACCCCGTTCGCGTCGGTCGTGACCGTCCGCATCGCGTAGGTGTAATACTGCGTTGCGTTCAGCAGGTTCGACCATTCGTCGTCATACACGAGGTTCAGCGCACTCTTGATGGTGCTGTCCGACCACCGCTCCGACCCCGTCGCGTCCATCACCTCGCGCGTCAAGGTCACCAACTCAGCTCGACTGATGGCCATACCGGTCTCGAAAAGGGGTTAGCTAACCTTCTTAGGGCGGCCGCGCTTCTTGGGCGCGACCGGCGACTCCAGCGCCTCGACCAACGCCTCCTCAATGGCGGCATCGACCGGCGCGGACTCGTTATACGCCTGCACATGGTCCGCCATATTGCGGACCTCGTCCTTCGGGTACATCCGAAACACCCGCTCCAAGTGGGCTGGCGCTTCGTCAATGCTACAATCCACCGGCACATAGCCGATGATGTCATAGGCGCTGGCGGGGTCCGTCTGGCCCGTCTGCACCCGTTCCCACCGCCGGTCCTCTGGTCCCCAGGCCAAACAAACGGCCCAGTGCTCCCCGGTGTGTGTCAGAAACTTGAGGCTAAGTCCGGCGTGGAGAGCCCGGAGCCGCGCTACGACATGCGTAGGCGGCTCGGGCAGGCCGGCGCTGTTGAGCAGCACCGGCACGAATTACGCCTCCACCAACAGTTCGATGTTGACCATGAGGTCAACGGCCGCCGTGCCCACCGAACTGGTGGTCGTGACGACGAACTGGAGGGTGTCCCCCGTATCGAGGGTGCGCTGCGCGTCGGTCAGCGTGGAGAGGAGGGCAACCGCCAGCCCCTCCTTCGCCGTCAGCGCCTCAAGGTCGACATTCGCCGTGAGGGTGACGGCCGCATTGGCCGACGCATCGTACTTCTGGATGACGCCGAGAATCGTGCCGCCGGACGAGGCCGGCACCACGCTCGCGGAGACGACGGCGCGATTGATGTAGCACTTCGCCGGATGCGAGCCGAAGTTGTACGTCGTCGCACCGCTGTCGCCGATGGCGGCATCGCACCGCCCCACGAGCAGGTTCGGCAGGACGCCGAGCCGGCCCGGGATAGGCGCAAAGATGTTATAGGGCATGTGGTATCCTCAGGTGGGGTGAGGGCCGAAGCCCCCACCCCGACCCAGTGAAGGTTAGGCGACGTGGCTGTAGCGAGCCGTGTCGGTGTACCCCGTGATGCTCCCGTGCGCGTTACGCGCCAGGCAGGCGAGGTTCCCGTACCAGCCGTAGGTCGTCTCGAAGGCATCGCGGCCCTGGAGCCAACGCCACGGGCCCGCGCCCTCGAACTCGACGAAGCCCCAATCCTTCGCATCCACCCACGCGAGCGACGGGAGGTGGAGGAGGTAGATGGTCCCAGCCGGGACATAGTAGTCCTGGACCATCGGGATGCCCGCGACCTCAAGGGCCTTGTAGCCGCCCTTGATGGTGGTCGAGAACTCGCTGGCGGTGAACCGGCGCTGGCCGACCATCGACTCCATGAGCTTCTTGGCGAGGCCCGGGGTCGTCATGAGGAGGAAGTCCTTCGGACGCACCATCGCGTCCTTGCCCGACCGCCCCGCAATCTTCTGGATGAGGTCCCAGATGTCCGACTCGGTCGGCTGGTTCACATCCGGCGTGTCCGTGCCCGCGACCATGCGGGTGGCATCCCAGATGGGATAGCTGGACTGCGCGATGTTGTGGAGCGTCCCGTAGGACCCGCCACGGTTGGTGATGTTGATGAGGCCGTTCATCGCGCCGTTGAACGAGGTGTCCGACGCGGTGGCCTTGACGAGCTTGTCCGACACGTCCATCCCGGCGATGCCGGGGCTGGCGAGCGTCAGGGTCGCGTTGTCGCCGCTGTTCGAGATGGCGGTGACCTGCGCGCGGCCAAGGACGGCGTTGCTGCTGGAGTCATCGAGGACGGCGATGGTGTCGCCGACCGAGATGAGGAGCGAGCCCTGCCCAGCGCCGCTCACGCCGTAAGGCGAGGAGACGATGATGCTGGTGGCGCTCGACGCGGTCCCGATGAGGGCGACGACGCCGTCCGCCTTATTGTGGAGCGCCTGCTGCATGAGCAGGGTGGACGCCTCCTTGATTTCCTCCATCGTCTTCTTGGCGATGGTGGTGAAAGCGGCATCCTTGGACTGCGTGCCAACGAAGGCGAGCCCGTCAATCTGGCGGGTCGTGTACGCACGAACCACGCCGACGTTCGCCTGGACTTCCGTGGCGGTGGTGTCAGGCGGGAAGTACCCGGCCGACGAGAAGGTCGCCCCAGCCGGACGGCCGGTCACGACATCGAAAAACACGTTGTTGCCGCCCCAGCGCATGTTGCGCGGGCCGCCGGCACGCCCCTTCTCAAGCTGCGCGAGAAGCGGGGTGACGAGGTTCTGCACCTTCTCGCGGAACTGCGAGTAGACGTTCTTGAGGAGCCCAGTGAGCTCCGCATCGGTGATAACAGTCGGTGAAGGCATGGTGCCTTAATTCCTTGAGTGAGAGATTAACGAATCGACGCGAGGATTTCGCTCATCGCACTATCGAGGGCGTCATCCACGGTCTTGGGTTTCGTCGCCTTCTTGGACGACGAGGCCGGGGTCGCGGCACGACCGACGGGCTTGGTGGCCTGTCCAAGCATCCGCTTCGCCTTCTGCGCTTCGACCTGTGCTTTCACGGCAGCTTGCTGCGCCTCCGCGACCTGCGGCGGGGTAGCAGTCTCACTGCGGCGGGCATGGGTCATCTGCGCCCAAACGGCGAGGTCATTCACGATGTACTGCCGGGCGGCATCATACGCTGACGCGGGAAGGTAGGCTTGGCCATTCGGCCCGACTTGCGCGTGCAGCTGCATGGCATATGCCATCCGCTCTTCCAACTCGGCCGGGGTCACGGTAGGCAGGGCCTGAGCAATCAGGTCCAGCGCCGGGGATACCTCGGACGTGTAAAACTGCTGTCCTGCATTGGTGATGGAGGCCATCTGGGCTTCCATCCGAATCCGCTGCACCTCTTGTTCCGCACGCTCGGCCCGCTTCTCTGGGCTGTTTTCCGCCTGATAGGCGTCGCGTACCGAGAGGAAAAAGTCCTCATCTTGCAGGATACGCTCCAGCTGCGCCTCCCGCTCCTGTACTATCCGCGCCAGCTCCTCCCGCTCCTCCTGAAGCTCACGCGCCTGCTGCTCGGTCTGCTTGAACTGCTGCTCGCGGGCCTCGTTATAGACCCCGAACTGCGCCAACTTGACCACTTGGTCGAGCCGGTCCTGTCGGACCTTCCCGTTGGCCTTGTACTCGACGATAAGGGCGGGGATTTCGACCTCGCCTTCCGCGTCCTTCAGCACAAACTCGGTCGCCAGCTTGTCGGCCACGACCGGCACCGCCACATACCCTTCGGGGAGGTCAACGGCCTCCTCAGGTTCAGCGGTTTCCTCGCTGTCCGCCTCTGTTTCCTCGGATTCTGGGGCGGTTTCCTCGGATTCGGCGGCTGGTGCAGCCGTTTCCTCGGGCTCGTCGGCAGCTGGTTCGACCTCTGGCGCGGGGGCAGGCGTCGCAACGCTCTGCATCGCGGCCTCGGCGGCCTCTGACAACGCGGCACTGATGTCCATCGGTACTCCTTACGATTGGCGAGACAGGATGTCCGCCTGCTGCGCGGCAACCTCCGCTTCCGGCGCACCCGCCAGCCCCTGCTGGAGCATAGGCGCGACGCCGATAGGGGGATTCCCGGCCGCAAGTGGCAGCTGACTCGGCGGGAGAGAGGGCACACTGGCGGCGCCAGGGCCAGCCGGGGGACCGCCTGCCGGCCCCATGGCCGGTGGAGCGCCGCCCCCCTGCTTCTGCGTGGCCTGATTGGCCAAAGCAATCCACCGCTCCTGCGCGGCGGCAATAATCGTCGGGTCCAAGTCGTCCTGAAGCAGAATCTCCCGCTCCAGCACGTCCTGATGAATCGCTTCGTTGTCCTGCCAGCGCAGGTCGGGGACCGGCAGCCCCATCCGCAGGGCATCGGCCACCCGCTTGGCGCGGGCCTCTTGGTCTTCGTCGGGCGTGGCGATGTCCTTGGCGACCGCGAACATCTGCCGACGCCGGTACTCCTTCGCGTCAATCACGCCGGTCTGGAGCCAGTTGTCGAGCAGGTAGAGCCGGAAGGCCATCGGCATCGGCATGAGCGTCGCCGGCTCCACGCGGACATCCGACTGCCCGTCGAAGTCCGTGGTGCTGACCGCCCGGGCCAGGTCCGGCCGGCCCTTGCCGACCGCGCCCAAGGCACGCGGCACATCGTAGCCCCATGCCATCCCGGCCATGCAGACCTTACACCAATCGGTGTACGCCTGCGCCAACGCCTGCACGGCGGGGCTGAACACCCGCTCCAGCTGCTCGCGGCTGGCGATGATGGCACGGCCCGACTCACCGGTTACCTGCCCACGGCTGACCGCGTTCCAGCCCGAGGCGTCTTCGAAGGCCGTCTTCTCCAGCGCCAGCGCCTCCTTCACGTCGTTGCCGACGGAGAAGCCCTGCACCGGCTGGATGGAATCGCCCATCGGCCCCGCCCCTCGAATCTCAATCATCGAGGTGACGCCGCCCATAAACGTCTCGGTGGCAATCGTGTTCGGGCGGGTCAGGAAGCGCCCACCGGCGTTGACGCGGATGTTCTCGACCCACTTGGAGAGCAGCGCATTGATGCGCATCTGGTGGTCAATCCACTGCTCCATCACCGGACGCGGATAGTAGGACGGGTCACTGGACCCATCTCGAATCGCCACCACGGGGATGGTATTCCAGAGGAGCGGCGCGGGGCCAAAGACCACCGTGTCGCCCACCACAATCAGGTGCAAGCCTTCCGGCAGCGCGTCGGCGTGCGGGGCGATGTAGACCGTGAACCGCTCGGTCACATCCTCGTCCCGGAGCCGCTGGCCCTCGCCGATGGTCGTCTGGGTCAGCACCCAGCTCCCGATGCCCTCGGAGCCGGAGTAGGCCGGGCCGCCGTCGCCGTAGCCCATCGAGGTATCTGCGCCGTCCAGCCCCGTCACGCCGTAGCGGAACGCGGCCTCGGCACGCGAGATGACCTCCCGAATCACGACCCAGTGCGGCATCTGGGAGACGGTGGCGTTGGGGCTGACGCGGACCTGCTCGACGCGGAGCGTCTGGCAGCCGATGTCGCCCAAGGGCTTCTTCTGGCCCGGCATCTCGCCCAGCCGCTCATCCCACGGCCCACGGTCGGGGTCCCAGAACATGTGCCAGAACGAGACGCCGTCGGTCTGCGACCAGAAGGCGGCCTCACGAGAGAGGCGTGGCATCTGGAGCTGCTCGTACTGGTACTCCAGCGAGAGCTGCTGGGCCTGCGCCTTGCGCTTATCGTCCGGGTCCTGCGTCACGGGGGTGACCGTAAAGCCGGGCCGCTGGTCCACGAGAATCTGGAGGCGCTGGTCGAGCGCCTTGTCCATCATGTTGTAAACGACCCGGGCCGCATCACGCGGACGGGCGGGCTCGCGCCAGGGACCCAGGCCATTGGCCGAAATCCACTGCTGGCCAGCCCGGAACAAGCGGTTCCGTTCGACCAAGTGGAGGTGCATCTGCACCGCCTCCCGACGGGACTCCCAGAGGCCACGGGTCCAGCTGGCCCATGCCGACATCTCGTTCTCGGTGGCCGGGTCCGCGCCGGGGAAATCGGCCCCATACAGCGCCCGCTGCAACGCCGCCATATCTTCGGTCGGCGTCCGGCCCGTATCCTCCGGGGGATTCGGCGCGACCTGCGTGTTCGGGTCGGTCGGCTCATTGCTGAAGCCTTCCATCGCCCGCACCAGGGCATCGTCCAGCAGCGCGTCGGTGTAGGGAATAGTCATGGGTTAGTCGATACGGCCCACGCCAACCGCAGCGCGGACCTTGTTCCAATCACGAAGCTCTTCGTACCGTTCACGAATCGCGCGGAGGACTTCTTCTTGGGCCCAACTCTCCCGCTCCTGCATCGCTACCGCGACCAAGTCGTCGGGCAGTTCTACCGGAGCGGGAGGCAGTGCGGTCTCTGGGCAAGCAGGAGCGAACCGCACTGCAATGTCTCCAATCTGTCGTATCGCGTAGACCGTGACGGCAGCCCAGAGCAGATGTGCCAGCATTAGATACCGTACAGCTCGATGAGGAGCTTGCCCGCCGTGTACGTCGCGTTCGACGTGCCCTGCCCGACGAGGTAGAGATAGTCGGTGGTGGCCGCCGGCATCGACGCCGCCGCCGTCACCGTGCCGGACGACTGCGTCCCGGCGTTGATGAGCTGGACCTCGGTGAGCGCCGTGATGGCGGTATCCTCAACCCCGGTCCCCTCGGTGGCCGAGTAGAGGTCAAGGTCGGTGTCGCCGCCCGCCGGGGTCTCGAGGCAGGTCATGCGAATCGCAGTGATAGTGCCGTTCGCGGCCGAGAGGCGCGAGATGTAGGCCGCCCCGGTGCCGTTCTTGCCGATGATGTCGCCAGCGGTCCCGCCGCTGTTCAGCCCCGTGAGGTCCACGAGGATGGAGGTGACAATCAGGTCGCCGACGTTGGCGATGGACTGCTTCAGGATGGTGCCGGTCCCGAGCGTGCCCGGGCCGCCCTGCGTCACGGGGACGCCGGACGCCGAGTTGGCGGCCTGCGCGAAGAGGAGCGCGTTGGCATCGACCGAGACGGTCGTATCCACCCCGAGCCCCGACATCGCATTGACGAAAGCCATCTTGGCGGCATCGGCGTTGCTGTACTCAACGAAAGACATGTGTAATTCCTCTGGAGGTTAGTAGGCCGCGTAGCGGACAGTGATGTTGACGGTGCCAGACGTGGCAGTGGACAGACGGGCGCGGAAGCCCGAGAACGCATTGGACTTCCCGATGAACACGCCATCGGCCGTCGCGGTGGCGGTCAGCGCCGACGCGCCAAGGTCGGTGGTCGGATACAACTCATACGAGACCCAGTTGGTCCCATCAACCGTGGCCTCGAAAGTCACGGTGCCGGACCAGGTGCCGCCCTCGGTCGCATCGACGAGCTGCACGGCGACCTCGCCCGGCGACGGGAAGCCGCTGACGGTTGCAGCGGCGTTGGCGGTGGAGGCCGCCACGGTGTTGGTTTTGAGGAGGGTCGCTGCCATTAGTTACAGTCCCAAGCCCGGAGGCTTTTGTTGATGCGCGAGTTCGGGTCGTTGGCCGTCTTCGCGCTGGTGAGTTTGGCCTTCATGCCCTTCATCCGCCGGCAAAATGCCACCCGGCGCTTTGCTGCTTTTGGAGACCGCTTGGCCTCCCCTGCCTTCACGGGCCGCTTGATGTTCCGCCCTTCGGCGCGCAAGCTGGCCCGCCCCTTCTCGTTCAACCCACCCTCAGGGTTCTTCCCTTCGGCGCGTTGCCAGGCCGGGGACTTCGCCATGGCTCAGTCCTCGTCCTCGTCCTCGTACTCCTGCTCGTCCTTCTCCATCTCCATCTCGTCGTCCATCTCCTCATCCTCGTCTTCGAGGAGGGCCAGCTCGGCCTTCAAGGACGCAATCTTCTCCTGGAGCGCGGCAATCTTGTCGGCCTTCGACATCTTCTCTTCGCCGTCCATCTCCTCGGCCTTGTCCTTGCCCATCTTGCCCTCCATCATCGGGCCGGGCTTCGGCGCGCCAATGGCGATGAGGACGGACGGGCCGCCCTTGCGCTTCATCATCGGGGTGCGCTTGCCGACCTTCTGGGCGACCGCCTCCATAAACCGGGCCTTCTTGTCCATTTACCAGCCCTCCAAGGGCAACTGCGAGGTGAAATCGCCCACGGTCGCGAGGGACTGCGGGGTGTGGTCCTTCTCGGCCACATGGGGGTCATTGCCAATCAGGGACGGCGGGGGGACCGAGCCATCGGGCTTCACGCACTGGACCCGGTCCCACCCGTGGATGGCCAAGGCCAGCGCCATCACGCCGTCATCGTGGTAGCCTTTCGGGGCCTCGTACTTGACCCCGTTGGCCGTGTAGGTAAACTCGAACGCCTCCAGCTCGGACTGGAGCCACCCCTCCGGGATGGTCAGGTCCTTCGCCTGAAAGACCGCAATCAGGCGCTGCATGAGGCGCAGCTTGCTGCTTTGGGTAAAGACATGCGGACTGACCGACAGGCCCATCGTCTGCAAGTCCGCCACAATCGCGTCGCCCACGCCCGTGGCATCGGCCACGACGGGGACTTGTTTGACCATCTCTGCAATTTTGGTCTTCGTTTCGGCCCACGGCGACTGCCAGCGCTCCAAGACACAGACCTTCATCCACGGGTCCAGCCCACAGACCACGGTGTAGTCCATCGACCGCGCCAAGTCGATTCCGTAGACCACCGGCTGCTCGGTACTCAGCTCGCCGACGCATTGGCGGATGGCCTCTAACCCGAAGGGGTTCGCGCCATCGTCGGTCGGGATACCCTCGAACTCCTGCTGGAAAATCTCGGGCGGCAGCTCTTTTCGGGCCGCTTCGACTTCCTCGGCGGGGATGTAGGGGTTGGTCAGCGTACTGGCCCGGAAGCTGGCCCAGTCCGGGTCATCCCCTGCCTCTCCGCGGTGAAACAGGACCACAAAGCCATGCCGCCGACCCTTGGGCGTACCAAGGATGAGGGCTCGACCCCCCAGGTCAACCAGGGTCGGACGGATGGCGGCTTGCCAGACGGCCAGCAAATCTTTCGCAATGCCGGCCTCGTCGATGACGGCCAGCGCGTATTTACGTCCACGGGCGGGGTCAGGGCTGTCCAAGGTCCAGACCTCGACCACCCCGCCGGTTTTCAGTTCCAACCGCTTGTCTTGCTCCGACTGCCGGTCGATTAACGGTCCCAGTCGCACTACCAGTTCCCGCCACGCTTCCAGCGCCAGCTTGTAGCTGGGGGCGAACCACCCCACCGGCTGGCCTTTGAGCGCGGCATCGCAGACCAGACGGATGCCTAAGGCCGACTTCCCGAACCGCCGGCCACACATGACGACCCGGAACCGGGCCGGGTGGTCGGCGATGGCTTTCTGGCCGGGGTGCAGCTTGTGCAGCCGGACATCGACCGTCGTGGGTTGGGCTGAAGGACTCCGCATAACTCCAGGTTATCGGTCATCACGCCGCAACCGCAAGGGGGGTGCTGCGTTGCCCCACCCGCGCGGCAGCAAACGACGTCCCATCCACCGACTCTCAGGCACGTTGGCCTGACCATTTTTGGTAATAACTCGGCAAGTGTAAATCTAATCAGTCAACGGGTGCTTTCGCAAGGGGTAGCGCCAAAAAGTTTTTCGCCCCGCCCTAGACGTTGACTCCCCCCGCCCAAACCGTTGACATGCACCCCCCGCTTATGTTTCCCCGCGCCGACGTTACGCGGTCGCTATATGCCCGTTATGGCATAATTTATATCATAAGCGGCATGTATCTGCCC